ATTTGTCATGATTTGCGTATCACGATTCTTTCCATTGCCAACTAATGGGCGGTAAGCCACATTCTTTAGGTCAATTAAGGCCATCTGTCCGCTGTATGCACCGCGGAATAAAGGCTCTTGAACCACATGAAGGTTACCAAAGATTGTGTTAATCTTAGTAACTGTGTGGCCAAATGACCCAGGAACAGCACTGATATCTAACTGATAAGAGCTAGAACCGCCAGTATTGTCCCAGAATGAATCAGAACCCAGCTTGTTCATCCATGCAATTACAGGACGAGATGCCAAGCAAAGCTTGTCACCGCTGTTTCCTTTTTCTGGTGCGAAAAAGTCTTCCATGTAATCAATGAATGTATCATAGGTGGAAGCAGCAGCTGTAAAATCAGCTGTTTTCCCACCATTAGCTTTGATGTAAGGTATTACACCGTGAGTGTAACGTCTTGGGCCAGAACCAGACTCGTCTGCTTTTCCGACGCCAAATAACATTGCATGCTCAAGGTCCATTTTGTGTTCCATCAACTTTTCACGCCATACGCGACGATATTCGTCGGATACACCGCGATAAGCTGTAGCAAGAGATGTTCCACTAAAGAGGTCAATTGCAGTCTTAAAGATCTGACAATATCCTTCTCTATCGGAAAGTTCATCTCTCCATCCGCCTGGGGCACCTGTTCCTTCTTGAAACGCTGTGCCAACCACCTGTCCAGGTGTGTTAGCCGCGCAAGAAAGAGCAGCGGGCCAGCCAGAAGCTGTAGTACTGCCGTCAACTGCAACTACTGAAACCGTTAAATTGGCTTCAGCTGAATCGGTTGATAGATCCACTGCGGTAATCCGCAAGGATACCATTTTCTTTGCATTGGAAGCGTTATCATCGGTCATTTCTACTGAAATGATCTGAGAACCATCGCCTACAAAGAATTTAGGCTGTACAGATGTGGAAACTGATTTACCATACGCATCGTAGGCGACATCCACAGCGAGTGCTGTGATTCCACCGTCAGGATCAGCAGCACTGATCGCATCAACGGTGTCGAAGTTCCTACGTTGCCATTGGTGACGCTGCTCTAAGAACTTAAAGACAGGGTCATTGGTTGGTTTCTTTGCTACTTTAGAAAGGTATACAAAGAAAGGTGATTGTTCAGGTGCAAGCTCCGCAACGCGTTCGCCAAAGTTGTATAATCGTCGATTATTATCTATTGACTGACCGCTTGGAGTATTACCTGCTAGTGAATAAGTAGCCATTAGCTATTTTCTCCTTTACCAAGGGTTGTGTTTTTTGTAATCGCTGATCATAGCATCCATTACAGTGCTTTCGATTGGCTTATCGGCTCCTTCTCCACTCCCAGGGGTTACAGAAACAGGCTGCGGCATAGATAATTTCTCCCGCTGACGCATCATGGCTTCAGCAGTAGGATCTACATCGGACTGAGGTTTCTCAGGTGATGTTTGTACTCCTTGCTGATTTTTCCATAATGTGACTAGATTATCTACAGAATAGCTTTCAGGTGATGACATATAATTCACAAATCGGTCTACCTCTTCAGGTTCCATATTGTGCTTTGTGACTAAATCATTCCTTAATATAGCAGATTCTTGCTGCTGTTTTTGTATCTCCCGTTCATGGATCATCTGATCTTTTAATGACTGATTTTCTGCATGAGAATATTCGAGCATATTATCTCGATATTCATCAACAGACTCTCTGTACTTAAAAGAATCAGAACTTGGATCCGAATAGGCATCTATTGCATCGTAACTACTAGGCTTTGTAGGTTTTTCAGGTTGCTTCAATGAAGGCTCTGGGTCTCCTTGTGGGGATTGACCTGTTGCTTGTCCATTGGAAAGAGAGGCTTCGACATTGTCTAGAATAGATGGATTTGATTTCACATAGCGGGCAATAGGGGCAATATCTTGTATATCTCCATATTTTGCCTGCAGTTCGTCTACCGACCCAACTCCAAAATTATCCAGAACATTATCGAGCTCCTTGGACCTCTTATCTGCCTGACTTTGCCAGTATTGATACTGGTTTTGATCTTCTTTAGACACAGCAGGATCTGCCTGCAGTGTCTCTTTTGTTTGTGCGGGTTCCACTGGATCAATGGGGTTACCCATTTCCTGTGGGTCCGCGGCCATAAGCTCCGCAAAAGGATCTGAATTATCTCCAGAATCGAGCAAACTTTCAGGTTGCTCAGCAAACGGATCTACTTCCTGTGGAACCGTCTGTTCTTCTACGGGGGCTTCTTGTCTTGCTTCTTCGCTCATTTGCGATCTCCTTTTTCAGGTTTAACCGACTGTTTCTGCATAGCAAGAGAGTCCTTCAGGCGAGAATCGTACAAGCTTGTTGCAGCTTGAGCTTTACTAGCCTGATCGGACAATTCTGATTTAAATTTCTCAACTTCAAGACGTTTTCTTGCTCCGACTGTCTCACGATCAGCTGTCTGCAAGTCGCCTTTAAGATCCTTTATTTCTTCTTCTTGCTGGGCTACCTGTTGTTGTAACATCTTTATAGTGTTCATTCTCTCAAGAACACCCTCTATGTCAACAACTTCGGTTTTCTTAAGTGTTTCTACTTGGTCTATCAGCCCCTGTTGATACATTTGCATATAAAATTCGAATTGTGCCCATCTATTAGATGGTAAGGTGGAACCTGTTACGACAACAACATCGTAAGCACCTGTGGAAATATCGTTAATCTTCCCACTTAAATCTTCACCGCGATAATTAAACCGCGCCTCTTTAATCAGTCCTGAAGGCTGGACAAGTCGTATAACCTTTTCTTCTGTATAGATTTGTTGCATGAGAGGTATCGTTACTTTTGCCAACTGGTTCAGGACTGATTCAAGATCATCTTGGCGGGATTTTATTCGCCTTTGTCCATATTCGTCTATGGCTATTGTACCTCGATAGGTGGTGGGTGCGCCTTGGCTGCCCCCTTGCATTAGCTCAAAAATCCCGAATCCATATTCCAAGTCATGTTTTGCTTCCGCTTCATTCTTATATAATTCATTTGGAAGCGGTATAGGCCCAGCAACGACAGGGGCCCCAAGCTCCCCATCAAATTCTATTACAGCAGTACCAGCTCTGCCCCATTCCTGCTCAATTTCTTTTTTGTTAACAGCTCCTCTAGGTATGAGAAGCTTAACATTCGTACTTGTAGAAGCATGCGCAATGATCAAGCTTCTAATTTTGTTAATATATTCTTGTAGAGGACGGTATATCCGAACATCGCTTTCTGGGAAAGGATTGCGGTTATGTACATTCATCATCGGCACAATGGGGTAATCTTCAACAGGCAGTATTCTAGTGTAGAGTAGAACACTACCCACAGATACAATAACTTGCACACGATTACGCGTTATGCGGTTTGACATAATGATATCACGATCTATCAACTGTTGTTTTGGTACGATATCAACCTCAACCGTACTATTCGGTATGGCTCCCATCGACTCCATCCCAGGCTGCATTACAGGTTGCCCAGTCATTTGGTCCATAACCATATGAAAATACCCATTCCCAACTTCGGCAATAGCTATGTACTCTTCTACTTCGTTTATATCGGTGATATACGTAACGTCGCCCTGCATTGGCAGTAATTCCACTGCAGGCTCATTGCGATACTTTTGGTACTCATCGTTATTATATAAAGCTTGATACTTTGTCGTTGTATCATAGACTTTGTACACATTCTGCTTAATGCGAGTATAGCGTTCGATATACTCACGTTTCTTATGGTGAGCATTATCCTGAGTATCCAGGTCTCCCGCCATAATCTGCCCATCTAATTTTTCCAACGAAGTCCTGGGATAGCGCACATGATCTGATACTTCAGCACTTTCGATACGACTCTTATATTCAGGCCACTGTTTAAAAGCTTCCTCATCTGTCATCAAGCGTGCAATAATTATAGAAGCAGCATCCCTGCAAAAGGGATCTCTTGCATTAGGATCTATATAAACATCGAGTGGGTATATTGCCTTTAAAAGAACCTCACCATTCCCCATATCCGCATTGGGATCCTGATAAGCCTGTAAGACTCCCATCCCACCCACATAATAATCATCAATCATTCGTTTTAATTCAACCTCAGCTGCACTGATGTCAAATATCCATTGAAACAAACTTGAGAAGACATCGGCAATTTTTCGGTCACTATCTTCCCTGGCAGTAGCGCGGAACTCAGGTTTGCGTGCTGTTAACATCGCTTTAGCTGTCTCTACAGCAGGATGGATACGATTAACTACGATGGGCGTTTGCCCACGCTTTTTTAACTCATTAGCCTGATTAGATGTCCACTGAACCCCGTTTCGGAACTCCTCAGCTTCACGGAACCTGGTAGCCCAGTCGTTCCGCATATTCATATAATGTTCTAGTAATTCAAGAGATTTTAATACTTCAGGGTGGACGGTCTTGCCTTCGGGAGCTGAAGGTTCCTTATATCCAAGAACATCTTTCATCTTTCCAGACATAAGAACGGACTGTTTTTCTTTGTTGGCGCGGGTAGGCATTAACTAGTAACATATAACGCATAACTTTACACAAAAGTTCCATAAACTTGACACTTATGGGAAAAAAATTTACAATACAGCCCAATCAAAATGTTGTAGTGGTACGTTGGCGTCAGGTTTTATCACATCATCAGCTGATTTCGTATACGGTTTATACAAATTCAACATGGCATAATACAATCCATCAAGCAAATCATCATGTTTACCCCTAGGGTACATAATAAGCTCACTGCGTAGTTCCTCCATACCTTTTCTGAGAAAGACACGCTTATTGAAGAAATATGGTTCCATTGTCTCAAGACGCACAGATTTGGCTGTGCGCGGGTTTATCTTCTTCTCAAGACCCACGATATAACGCTCCTGGTTCCGCAGATAGTCTCTGAGCATTTCCTGGTATCCCACACTCTCAATATGGGTGCGTTTGGGATTGTATCGCTTATGCTGGGTTAATATGGCTTCTGCTAAGGCCATTGGCTTGGCATGCTGTCGGTAATATGGAAGAACGTATCGGTTATTGTCTGCATCTACTGCTATTGAGACTATTGTGGAATAATCTGCAGTCTGTTTGGTAGAGGAAGCAGGATCCACACCCATAAACACATAAACAGGTACCTGCAGCGGCTCATCAAATTTTACCCCATTCTTCTCCGTAATGTTGAGTATATGATGTTCTCCGTCTCCTTCACCCAAATGACCGTCCCACCATTGGATATACTCCTCTTTGAACAACTGGTCTTCATCCCCAACAACCTGGCATTGATATTCTCGGTAGAATACCGATAGGCGGTTTATGGATTCCAGCTCAGCTTTCTTGTTATTAAGTGCTTTTACACTCCATTGCTCAGGCCACAATGCAGTTTTCCCATCATCAGAGAGTGCTTGATACTTAAAAGTCTTCCACCCCTTCATAGACGCTAATATCTCGATCATGCACGTTTCATGCTGTGGTGTACCAATGACTACTATTCTGCCCTTTTTTGCATCTAAGGACGGTTCACAACCCTGTAAGAGCCATCTGAGATTATACTCCATAGCTTCTTTGGTCTTAGTATTGTTCTCATCTTCAGGATCATCTAGAATAAACAGAGTGGGGCGCTGGTTACCATGTTTCAGTCCACGAACCTGTTGCCCTGTCCCTTTGCACACGATAATCGTGTTGTCTTTAAGGACAACACGATCCTTGGTCCATACTTTAGCAGAATGCTGTCCGTAATAACCAAAAATAGCACGCAATTCCAACGAGTAGTCCAATACGTCCTTGATAGACTGCAAAAGGTCAATAGCATGACCCTGTGTCTTACTACACAAAACAATGAATTTGGGGC